TTCTCGGGTGCTTTTTGTAGTATCTTTTGGTTGAAAAAGCGAGGATTGCTTCAAGGTCTTTCTTTCAGTAATGAACTCATTTCACGGGACGAAGCACTCCACACCGAATTCGCTGTGCTACTATATTCCAAATTAAATAAAAAAGTTCCAAAAGAGAAAGTCTATACTATCTTCCGTGATGCTGTGAAAATAGAACAGCAGTTTATCACCGAAGCGTTGCCTTGTCGTCTTGTGGGTATGAATAGTGGATTGATGTGCGACTACATAGAGTTTGTTGCCGATAGACTATTGGTTCAATTAAGATATGATAAACTATGGGGAACTAAAAATCCTTTCACGTGGATGGAAATGATTTCGCTGGAAGGGAAGACGAATTTTTTTGAGAAGAAGGTTGGAGATTACGCACTCGCAAACAAAGTTGGAATGGGCGACGAAAAAATATTTGACTTGGAGGCGGCGTTTTAATTTACATTTAGCAGAAAATCCAAATAAATAATTTCTCGCTTAATTATATAAGATGAGTTTGACTAACGTAGAACTAATGGATTTAGCAAAGAGAATGGATATACCGCTTGAACCCCCAGTCTTCAAGTCGCAGTTGAAAGATATGAAATTGAAATACAATAGGTTCTATATTATTAATTTAGAGGACGAGTATGACCCCGATGGAACAAAGAACGACGGCACTCATTACACGTGCTTCCAAGTGAATAAATATAAGAATGGTAAGGTTGAGGGCGTATATCTTGACCCTTATGGTGTCGCACCTCCAACAGATATAGATGAGTTTGTGGGTTTTAAAATACCACATTCCAAAAAACAAATTCAAGGAAGTTTGAATAACGCTTGTGGTTGGTTCTGCCTCGCTTTCGGTCATTACATCAACTCATATGAGGGAAGAAGTAGAGACCTTCATACAGACGCTATGAACTTCACAGACCACTTTGAAGATTTAACCGAGAGCAATCACCATCTTAAAAACGAATGGGTATTGAAGCACTTTTTTAGAAGCAAAGACCCGTCAAAGAGAACTCCAATAGAAGTTGAAGGACTTGGTAATATTAGCGACGCTAATGAAAGAACAAAAATAGTGCTATAAAATTGAAAGGTCTTTTTAGAAATAGTTGAATAACATAAAACGCAATAATAGATAATGGGACGCAAATATACACTTGAAAGACGAGAGAGAAATAAACTCGCAATATGTTCGTGTGGATTTTCTACAAACGGAGATTGTCGCACATCAAACTTGAAAATGAAATTACATATTAGAAGCAACAAAAGTGATGATTTTAAACACTATATTAAAGAAGATTATGATGTAAATCAAAGGAACTCTCTCGCTGAGGTGTATGTTGGAAAGAATTATAATTTGTTTAAACATTAATTATTTAGTAAAAAATGATATAAATATTATCTTATGTATATATATAGCATAATGGAAGAAACCAAACAAAAGAAGACTGCCGAAGAGCGAAAAGAACATACTCGTCAATACAACAAGAATTATATGAACGGATATTATCGCAATAATGCCGAAAAAGCAAAGAAAATGAAAATGTGCCGTCTTAACGGTCTTATTAAGAAACAATACGAAATAGACGAACAAACACAAACAACATTTAAGAGTAATCTACACACCATAGTTCGTATCAAAGAACTTATGGATACACTTGACGATGGTGTGGTGAATACTTTTTTACTTCACAAACACAATATCAAAATCAAGAAGATTATTCCCGATGGAAGAGGTTTAGGGGCAAAAAAGAAGGAGGAGAATATTTAGGAAAAAATGTTCTAAATCCGTATTTTTTAAATCAATTATTTATAAAATTGATTTAAAGATGAAATTATAATCTATTGTATATATATAGATGCCTTGTCTAATAGAACTCCCAAAAACGCAACCGCAGATTTTCACCGAACATTTAGAGAAACACTCTCTTATTGGTTTTGGAGGTTATAAAATTAAAACCTACCTTGACGACGATGGTATTTTGAAAAAAATATTAGGAACTGGAAGATGGAAGCATATCAACAGCAAGAATTATAAAACCCATATTGGAAAAGACAACTACGGAAACGACCATAGTTCTTTCTATATTATTACTGGAAAAGATGCTGGTTATATCGGTATTGATTTTGATACACAAGTAGCGTATGACGCTTTTATAACACACAACCCCGAGTGTGCTAATTTCTTCACACAAAAAACCAAGAAGGGTTTTCACATTTTATTTAAATACGATAAACGTTTTAGTCATTCGTGTTCTAACGACGCACACGAGAAAGATGAGTTCAAGATTGATTTCCGTAGTGATGGTGGTATGCTCGTGTCTTACCCAACAAAATATAAACATCACGAAACAAATGAAATATATTCCTATGATATTCATATTGACGGAGAACTGGGAACAATCACAGATAAAATCGTAAAATATTTTGACGATAATGGAGTGGTTTATTACAAATTGAAAAATGATACTAAAACTCGGGTCAATAAGAAGAAGGAGGAAATCAAAAAGACGATTGAAGACAAGATTGAAGAAGTCCAAGATGAATTAGACGAAATTAGTTCTCAATCGGGCAAGGTTTTTATCCGTATGTGTGAGTGTTTTGATAAACAAAGAGTAGCAAATTATAATTCGTGGTTTGAGATGGGTTGTATGTTGAAAAATCATTTTATTAACAAGAAGAATGAAAAAGAAGGAAAGGATTGTTTCAAACACTTCTCGCAGTTAAAAGACGAAAACGGAGAAATGTTTTATCCCAATTATGACCTTGAAACACTACTGGAAAAATGGAACACTATGGAAGTCTTCAAAGTAAAAAAGGTTGATAAAAATAAATCGTGGGACAAAATTAAGAAATGGGCGAAAAAGGACAACGCTGAAAAGTTCAACGCCATTTTTGATATTAACGATTTAAACCTCACTTCGTCTTACAGCGACCTCAAAACCGCTTTTGAAGAAACAAATTTCAAAGTGCGTAATCCCGTATCATTTTGCGAAGTTGTTGATATTGACGGACAAGAAGAATTAGTTTGGCGAACACCCGCAGAAACTAATACGCTATATGAAAACTTGTTTTGGACGAAATATGAGTATATCCCGCCAAAAGACGAAGACGAAGGAGAAGGCACTTGGAAAACAGAAGAAAGAGAGTTTATTAAGGATTGGAGAAAAGACACCGAATTATTAGAATACGAACGAGTTGATTTTAGACCATATTGTTTGGAAGATACGACACCCGACAACATTTATAATCAATTTCGGGGGTTTAATGCGATGAACTATTATTTGGATTGGTTGAAAATGGGAAATAATAGACGTGAAGCAGAGGATAATGACGAAGGGATTGGTATTCTTCTTCAACACATTAAAGATTTATGTGGTTGTCCCGAGTTTTACGAATATTTCCTTGATATGTTGGCGTTCAAAATCCAATTCCCAGCAAGGAAAAACAATATTGCTTGTATCTTCAAGTCCTTACAAGGTGCGGGAAAAGATAGTTTCTTTGATTGGTTCGGGAATGAAATGCTCGGGTCAAAATATTACTTGAATATTCAAGGTCTTAATCAATTAGAAAATTTCAACGCCCTATTATCGTGTAAGTTGCTCGTTGTATTAAATGAGTTTGAAATCAAAGAGAGCATTTCCAATAAGGAAAAGTTTAAATCTCTCATCACAAATGTAGTGAATGTAATCAACGAGAAGAATGAGAAGATGCGTAAGGAAAAGGATTACACTAATTATGTGCTACTGACTAACAATACTATCTCATTTTCAGTTGAAAGTGGCGACCGACGATTGACTGCGACAGAAGCAAACAACGCTATATGTAATAATAAAGAGTATTTTGATGAAAAATATGAATACATATATGGTAAGGATAAATACGGAGAATATGTTGGAAAATCCTTTATTGCTCCTTTCTTCCAGTTTCTATTAAATAGAAATGTTGAAAAGAAAGACTGGATTAACACTCGTGTTAAAACCGAGTATTATAATACTCTCCAAGAATATTCTATTCCTCCTTTGGTTCGCTTCTTTGAATATCTCAATAATCAATATTTCCATTATGGAGCGGGATACAACGGGCGTTGTTCTACGATTACTGATACAAAACATTCCGTATTCTCTGCGGGTGAATTTTACGACTGCTTTAAGAGGTTTAGAAGTGATTGGAATTACAAATCTGCTGACTGGAACAACACTCTCTTTGGAACACATTTGAGAACCTATATTTGGGACGGCGATAATGCGTTAGATGGTGAAATACCTTACAAGTTTATTATTAAGAAAAGGAGTAAGGTTATTTGTTATGTTCTTGATAGTATTAAAATGATTGAATTTTTAGAAAAAGAAGGTATTATTAGTAATAATAATGGTGAGTGTTTAATAACATCTCATTTGGAAGAAGGAAATGATAGTGATAGTGATTAATACCTTACTGATTATGCTGTTGTAGTAAAATTGTCGTAGGGTATATTTTTTACATCAGTCTTATTACGTAGGGTTGTCGTAGGGTATAGGAAAAATAGAAAAACACTTTTTATTAGTTTTTTTTACATTCTCTTACCTATTATCATAACAAATATATATATTAGTAAATAATGTTAATATATATATCGCATA